GATCATCACAGCGTTCGGCACGATGATTGTCACTTATGTCCTTACGCGTACATCCGTAGTAGAGATGCACTCAAAAGGAAAAAATAAAGGCCGCATTCAATATAGGCGCGAGTCCGCTCGTGCTCGTAATTCAAATAAAAATCGCAATTATGCAGAATCTGACATATCGGGAGATTATAAAGATGTTGTTCAGCAGTTAATTGCTTATAAAACTAATGGAGGAGGACTTCTCGGTTTTATGGATTATTTGGATAGAAAGGTTGATAATGGAGAACTAACGGACCAACAAGCTTGGACGTTGTCGAGGAATGCTCGAGACTATTATACAACTGATAACAAAGAATGGATGGCTTATTATACGAATAGGTATAGGGATGATGCTCAATACAGAGAAGAAGCTAAGAAAGCGATGTACGGAGTCAAGACTGCTGGCGGAAAAGCCAATTTGTTTTTGAATCATGGTGCGTACCCTAGTGGTCCGGCCGTAGTCGTTGAAGAAGCTTCTGGTAAACCTGCCACAACCACCGCAGAAGGTAACGTTTCTGTTACTGTCACGGAAGAAGCGTTGTTGCGCACAGCGTCCTGTGTGAAATCAGGAACGTTTGACTCTTTACCCGGAAATATTAGTATTGGCAGAAAGATTTATAATAACGGCTCTGGCTATCATAATTCTGTGGGAGTTGGTCTCTTAGTTTGCCTGCAAGGAGAAAGGTATATTCTCACAGCAGATCATGTCTTTAATTCTTTTAATCAAGGTCAGAAGATATCAATAGTACAAAAGAAATTGTTGTCGGACGGAACAAACGCTCCGAAGGCTACAACCTTACAATTGGAAATTGATTTCAATCCGAAAACTCTTGTTAAAGGAAAAGGGGACATTGTTTTGTTACCTTTCAAAGGTGCAGGATTTAGACAATATAGTGGTAAGTTCCACACTGGAGATTTATATAAAGGAGAAGTAGTTTGGTATCCTGGCAGATTTAGAGCTGGGACGGTCGCTAAACAGTCATCTCATAATAAATTTACCTATTCTATGGATGCTTGGGGAGAACCAGGTGACTCTGGTTGCCCCGTTTTCTCCGTTAACCCTGACGGTTCATTGAAGGCTTTGATAGGAGTATATCAAGGGCGTTACAAACAATGTAAACCGAATGTAGGTCAGGCACTGTGTTTTACGTGCTTGCCCGTGAGCCTCGGCTCAAAAAACTAGTTCTGACCGGGATTTTCGACCTTGCGCTTGTACGTCTTCGCTGTAACGTACAGGCCAAATATTATAAAACAGCGGAATCAGATCAATACAATTTCATTTCTTTAGGTAACCTTGGTGCTCAAGGAACGGTGACTAAGTCAAAATTTTCGC